CCTACATAACCGATACGTGGACGTTTTTTGTTACGATCAAAATTTTCTACTACTTTTGCTTTATTATAAAAACGATCTATCCAAAACTTTGGCAAATAATTAGGAACTACTATAGAAGGTACACCTGTTCTTTCCGTGTAATAATCTGCCATAAACTTAGTAGGGCAGGTAATGGCATCACAATGCTTAATAATCTCTATTGCTGTTTTACTAATAACAGGATCTACGAAAGCAGAACGTGACTTGTTATATAGTGGAATATCTTCAGGAAAAATGACATCGTCAATTTCATAATACAATTTAAACTTGTTTCCATTGTTAGAGGTATGTCTTAAGAACTTTACAAACTCTAATTGTGGTGGTGTTACCTGGCGTTGAATTTTTACTGATTTAACCGTAGCATAATACCGAGGGTCTAAAAGCATTACAGTAGAGTTAGTGACGACTCCTTTACCAGATGAGTTAATTAACGACTCAGGCCAATGCATTCTCCAAAAACCACAGCCACCATGATCAGCAGCAAAGCTCATGGCTGTATTTGCTGGTGCACCTGGAGTGGGTCCACTCTGTATAGCAGGAACATGATTCTGTGGTGTTGGAACACCAAGTGTTGGTGCACCAAATGGTAACGCAGGAGCGCCTATTACAAAGGAATTATTCATTATTAAAAGTTGTTGATCGTACTGTTATGCCGTTTTTCTTTTCAAGATATATAATTTCACCACTTGTACAGTATTTCATACTTTCCTTGCGGTGTGATATTATATACACAGCCTCTTGGTATTTTTCCACTCTATCCCGTATTATATCCAATACCAATTCAATACCTTTCTCATCTAATGAGGAGTCAAGTAACTCGTCAAATACTGATAAATTTAACCATACATTAGCTTGTGCTCTACGGATATCTTGAAATGTAAAGATCATTGCAAGGTCTATAGCTTTACGTTCAGCACCAGAGAAGTTAAAGTAACTACATTCTACTCCGCGTTCATTGGTAATAGTTTCTTCAAAGAACTCGTTAAATTTAACTGTACTGTTACTTTCAAGCTTTTTGAGATAGAAAGCAAGTCTAAGGTTTAACACCTCAAGTATTTTTTTAACAATAAACGATTTTACACCTTCTTCAGATGTAATAAACTTAGCCGATTCAATAATGTCTATCTTAGCTTGTAATTCTGTAATCTTAATTTTAATTTCAGCGATTCTGTCTTCTACTTTTTTTATATTAGCTGCATAAACATTATCGTCTACGTTTAACGCTTCTATATCTACCACTAATTGAGATTGCCATTCCTTAAGCTGATTTAAACGGTTATTAATATTCTCTACTTCTTTTTTACGAATATTAAAGTCGTTTATCTTTTTCTGAGCATTAGTAATATGTGCTTCAACTTTGTTTAACTGTTCTTGAGCTTCAACTAAACGTGGTTTTTCTTTATTAACAATTTCTATATACTTTTGTATTTCAGTTTGGCATTCAGCTTTATCTTTTTCGTATTGAGTATTAGCTGCTTCAGCAAGATCTTTACCGCAATGAGGGCATTTACTGTCTACCTTCTTAAGTTTTTTAATACGATCATTATTAAGCTTGATATGAGTTTCTGCTTCAGTAATAACTTTATTAACAGAGGCTATTTTTTTATCACAAGCTGTTTCAGCAGTCTTAAGAGCAGTTAAATTATCTAATATCTTTTTTTCTGCAGCAGTATCAACAGATTCAAGTTTACCAACTTTTTCGTTAATGAGTGCAATTTCTTGTTCGTTGTTACGTTGACGGGTTAACAGTACATCTTTACGTTTTTTCTTGTTTTCTTCGTATGAATCTCTTTGTTTTATATTATCTTGAAGAGTCTTTTCAGTCTCATCAACTTTAGTCAATTCAATATCTAATAACCGTTTTGTTTCATTAAAATCAAAACGGGCAATGCTTAACATATTGCTAAACACTTCTAAATCAAGTATACCCTCAATAAATTTGCGTTTTTCTATTTTCTTTTGCGCCATAAAAGGTATGGTCGCATTAATAGTCATTATAACGCTATTTTGAAATACTTCAGAAGAAGTATTAATTATATCTACAATAAATTCGGTGGTTTGTGGTACCCCTGAACGAGTTTTATCTTCACCGTTTATGTAAAGAAAACATTTTGTAGGATTAAGAGTACGAATAATTTTATACTCTGTTTTAACATGATTAACATCAACAGTAAACTCTAATTCTACTTCACAAACATCTTCTGGGTAGAGATTATTAACTATATTCTCTTTTTTTAGCTCTCTAATAGTTGAACCATACAAAGCAAAATGAATAGCATCAGCAATTGTAGATTTACCTACACCGTTAGCCCGATCAGCTTTATCCATATTACGACCGGTAATAATGTTTAAGCCTGGTTTAAAGTCTACAGCAACCGGTCTTTTACCTACAGACAGGAAGTTAGTAATTTTTAATGACTTAAAGAAAACGTACTGCATTAGGTTATGATTATAACCTCTATCCTAAAGTGTTCAACGTATCTAACAATCTTTTTGCTATTGCTGTGGTTGTACAATTTTGATACAATGCAGCTCTAAAACTTTCAATATATTTATTGTATATATCTGCAGGTTTTTCTTTATTAGCAATGTCTTTAAGTACTGCCTTACATTCTTCTTTTGGAAAATACTTCATAGTTAAGTCTGGGCATGAATCAATATTAAAAAATACTGGTATACAACCATTACCCAGTATTTCATAATGTCTTAAGCAGTCCCAGCCAGCCTTTTTAACTGTTACACCAAATCTTGCTTGATTGTAATCGTTGTAATAGTCTTTTTCGTTTTTATAAATGTATGTACTTTTGTCTAAAGGTGTTATATACGCAGCATCCTTAGTTTTATTTACGTTAAAGTTAACTTTAGAGGTGGGTATGGCAAAGTTAATTGGAAACATGTTACGCTGATTATAAATTAATTCTCGCTTAAAATAAACAATACCTTTATTGTATGTAAAATGTATATTTGTTTCATCTTCTCCATCTATAGCGATAACTTTATTAGGTGGGTAATACTGTAAAATATTATCTATATAGTCATGACATCTCCATACAGATCCATATACAATAAGATCGTAATATTTGTTTTTTATTTTTGAAGTAATATCTGTACGGTCTACTTCTAAGTCTGGTAACACCCGGGTAACAGTCATACCCATACCATAAAGTTTTGAAGCTCTAAAAGCATCAAACGTGTCATAATTGTGATGCTGTTTGTTGTAGTCTACTACGTCTGCACCAAATAACTCTTTAAGTCCAATCAATAGACAGTCATTCTGATAATCTACATGATCGCCTTTGGTTAAATAAAGTATTTTCATAGGAATTTTAGTAAAGATTTAACTCTTGCAGTAGCAGTATGATATTTTGATACTTTGTCAAAACCAGCCTGTGCTATTTTAATCCTCTCATCTTCGTGTTCTGTATAGTAGTTAACTTTATCAATACAGTCATCTAATGAATCAAAATAAACTACTTCTTTACCTTCTTCAAATATTAAATCAATACGAGTGTCTTTATCAGGTCTATCAGCAATAACCATTCTGTTAGCTAACATACCTTCAAATATACGACGTGTAATTTCTTTATATTGACTATTTTGTAATACTATTTTACCTCTTCTGAGATACGATGAATGCTCTAATGCATGCAAACCACTACGTGTATCAAACCTGTTACCTAAACGAGCTCTTACACTTTGAAAAAATTTATCTGATACATCTCTTGTACAAACGGCATCTAAGTCTGGTTCAATACTGTATACATTTTCTGGGTACATAGCAGTGTCTGCAAAGTGTGGAAACCACATTGCTTTATATCCTTCACTCGTGTAACGCTGTACACATCTGATGTCTGGGGAAATAATAAAATCAAAACTACCTATAGCAGCTTTTTGATGATTATATGTAAAGCTTTGCGGGTCGTCTCCAGACTCTAATACCCATTTAGCTGATGGAAACTGACTCTTAGTTAAAAGCGGGCTATGAAACATACCATAGTCAAAGTTAATAATAACATCTGGTACAAATACACCTGACTTAGCTTCTTGTAGTAATTGTTTTATACCATCTTCAGTATACTGTTCTTGTAAATTCATTGAAGAGTAGCATTTGGTTTTGTGACCAGCTGCTTCAAACTCTCTTTGTAAAGCTATTGAAGTATTCCAGACATCCTTAGGTAATCTGGCATATAAAAACGAAATATTCATTTATGAATTATATTCTCTAAATTTTTTAAATCCACCGGTACAGTACGGTTTCTCTTGATTCCACTTGTTACCTAATATATCACCTTGAATATTCATGTTTTGAGCGGTGTATTCTGTTCTTTCTGCACCATGAGCAGAAGTACCACCTACTTTATGTTTTACCCGTGCACTTGTTAAGGCTCCGTGTCTTAACCCGGTACGTTCTAAACACATTGAGTAATCATTGTCTTGATAAAAGAAAAAGAACCGCTCGTCAAGATAACCTATAGTTTCAAACACTTTTTTACGTTTTGCTGCAAACACACAACCGAATAAATGTAAAGAAGTTTCATACCCGTAATATAATTTGCTATCATCTGGAAAATATAAAGTAGTGTGTCGGTGCCAATCTCTATCAATCGGGCTTATAGAATCTATATCAGGATTAGTTTCAAACTCTTTTACAATATTTTGTATACAATTTTCTTGAATAAGTAGATCATTGTTGGGTCCGATGACATACTCTGCTTTACAGAGTTTTAAGCCATAATTATAAAACTGATTATAATTAAACTCATCAGGCGGTATAATAACTTTTACTTTCGGCTGATTGTAGTTGTTTTCTATATTAAAACCTTTATTAGTTTCAATTACAAATATGTTTTCAATCAAATCATCAGCTGTATTAATATAAGAATCAATACAAGCCTTAGTAGTGTTATAACTCTTGTCGTCGTTAACAAGAGATAAAATTATTACATCAACTTTGTTCATTTATAAATTTTTCTACGTCAGGATGACCGTCATATTGGTGAAACACTGCAGGGGAATTATCAACGGTCCATTTTTTCTGTTCTTTTATTTGAGCCATATTTAACACAGCTAATTTAGATCCTATTTCATACCTAAACTGATCAAAACGAACAACTTTGTTGAGTATAGCTTGATCAATATTAGGGTAATTGCCAATCTTACCTAATATAATAGAAATGTCTAAGCACATTTCTTTTAAAAGTTTTATGCATGTATTTCTCGGTCCAAGTATAGCTCCACCGTTAATAATTTCATATTTTAATAATAGCCTGTATATGTCTTGATTGTAACACAAATTTATCCACGTAGTATTGGTTTGACACTTGTGTATTATTTGTCCTTCACCAAATACCATGGGTTTAGAGGTAGCAAATTTAAACACGTCTTTATTAAAGTAAACATCTGTAAAGTCACATAAAAAGACATTATCAGCTGTAGAGATTTTATTACAATACAAGTAAAAGAAAATAACTTTAAGAGTGTAGGGTGACAGGTTTAAATCTACATTATATTTCGTGGCAATAGGTAACGCGTCAACATAATTGACATTATGATCTGTAAGATACTTAATTGTATCGTTTTTTAAGTTAACTCCAATAACCGTAACTTTACTACCAGTTTTAATAGCAGATTTGACAAAAGTTTCTATACCTTTATTTAAATTATAGTTTTGTCCGTATGTAATAATTTCATTCATGTACGTTTATGAATTTGCTTTAATATTTCTAATACTTGAGGTTGTTCGTATAATAGCGGCTGATTAGGGTAATGGCCATGCTTTTTCTTATAAAGCTCTCTACCACCGTACACGTTTTTATGCCATTGTTCTTTTTTATCTGCAATAGAAGAATTGTCAATTGCACCTGGAGCCTCGGATAAATATTTGTCACTATCAGCTATATCAGCAAACCACCAGAAAGGAGGGTGATAACCAGCTAATGCAATACGATATGTATGATCTACATGCTCCCAAGCGTTATAAAATTGTTCGTCAATATAACCTACCTTCTCCAGTACCTCTCTTGTAAAGAATGAAAACATTGCCACTGTATGCTCATATAAAGCAATTCTGGCATTAGGGTACTCAACAATTAAACGAGGGTTAGGTGGGCTATGTTGATCTAATAAATGTCTATTATGTATATCAAAATTTTGTATAGTTTGTTTGCGGTTAAATGGTGAGCCGGGACCGTAATTAAAATGCTGTATACCAGATTCTTGATACGCTTCAATGTATTTCATAAATACATTTTTATCTTTAATAAGCATATCGTCTTCAATAATAAAAATGTAATCACACCCAGCATCATAAAGGTGTTTCATTAATTTATTTTTAGATTTACCTACACCTAAGTTAACTTCATTTTGTAACCAAGTACCGGGTATATCTATCTTATTTTCAGCTTTGCCGTCATTAACTACAGCAAGCACGTCTATTTGATCCATTGGCAGTGTAGCCAATAAACCTTTAAGATATTCGTTTCTGTTACAAGTTACTATGCCTACGCCGATTTTCATGTTAAGAATACATCCTTATACTGAGTAATTACAGACTTAGGGCTAAATTTCTCTGTAAACATGTCCCAGTTTTGACTGCGTATAAAATTAACATCTAATCCGCCAATAAGTTTTACTAAACTATTAAAATCATCGTAAAGTAATGCTTTGTTCCCTAAATGATCCAAATGAGCGGTGTCGTAGCCAGTATTTATCTCCCCGCTCCATGGCATTTTTCCGCTCCATGTAATAACAGGTTTATTACTAACAGAAAACTCCCCTACTGATAATCCAAATGTTTCTCCCATGTGACGAGCATGTAACATAATATCACATGCATTAATAAAATTAAATATACCTGTTTCATTACTTACCCATGGAAAGAAAATGGCTCTTTCATGGTTTATAAAAGGGTTTGTTGAAAGAAATAAGAAATAAACATCTTTTCTTGTTTTTAGTACTTGTTCTACGGCTCTATGTACAAATGCTAAATCAAAAGACTCTTTACCACCATGCCTACCTATTACTAATGCATCTTTCGGTATATTTAATGCAGCTCTAATGTCCTTATTAGGTTCTATTCTTTGTATAATATGAGGTACATATGCTGTTAAACCAAATTTACGTGCCAATGCATTAGATACAGCAGCAAACACATTGCCGTGTGGCTGTTTACCATCAAATATATAATGTGTACCTGTTTTACAATTTTCAGGATTAATAAAGTCATTAGCTCCAGACTTCATCATCTGTACAAAATCTATTTTTTGATCTGATACTATTTTTTCAATTTGACGTTTAACGTCTACTGCAGGGGCTCTATTTGCATTACCATTGTATTGAAACACTAGAAACTCTTTACCTATTCTTGGTAGTCCTTCATTAGGATCGTCATGGGTAGTAATGTATACTACTTCATGTCCGAGTATATCCCGAAGCGCAACGCCATAATCATATGGTGTTTTACCTGTTCCGCGGCCGTCAAACTGATTTGAGTGTATTGCTATTTTCATTACATTTTTATTGCTCTATTATAAAGATCAGTAACATATTGTTTAGTTACATCTTTATTTTTAATATCCATTAAATCCACAAATTCATCTATAGATTTTTCAACACTAATATTAAACTCTTTGTTAGCTGCTTCTTCTATATTGATTTTACTTTGTTCAGTTACATCGTGTTCAATTGTAAACTCAACGGGTTTAATAGCTACTAACTTGCGTACTATAGTTTCAAGCGCTACAGGATCTACTACCTTATCTACAATAAACTTAACTATATTACCTTTTATAGCTAATTTAAGTGTATCAGGTGTGTATGTGCCGTTTGTTAATTCAGTATACTGCAAGCGCATATACCTCGGTGAGATGTTATTTTCAATAAACTTATAACTTAAATCAGATAAGTCTAATATATAAAGCCCTTTAGTGGTACCGAAATCACCCCAATCTTCTTGATACGGTGAACCAACATATAGAATAGTACCATCCTTGTATTTGCGCTCTTCTCTATGATGGAAATGACCTGTAATAGTTAAAGGCGCTCTATCAGTTAAATCAGAAGACTTTAAACCGTTAGTACATACTTTGAACGAGTTCATTTTAAAACTGTTAATTTCAAAATGACCCACTATTAAATCACATTTAGGTACTTCATTAATATCTTGACCCCACGGACAGAAAGCTATCTTTTGTCCTTGGAGCGTTTCAACCGCAAGAGTATCAACAACAGTAATATTACTCCAACCACGAAGAATGGATACGGAATTAACAGTAGAATTATCGCGGTAATAAGCATCGTGATTACCCACGGTAATAATGATATTAAAATCACGTAGTACATCAAAAATGTCAGTAACAACGTGAAGAGTATTAACAGCAATGTCATTGCGATCATGAAATATGTCTCCTGGAATTATAATGTCTTGTATACCGTTCTTTTTAAACTGTTCAGCAGCCCACTTTGCATGGTCTAAGGCAATTTTGTGCCATGTAGCACTATTGCGATGTACCCCGTAATGCGGATCTGAAAATATACCGACTTCTGTTCCTTTAATCTGCATGTTTATTGTTTGGGTTAACTGGATCATCTACGCCTACATTAGGTCCAATGACACTATATACTTCTTCTTGGTAAGCTGCTAATGTATCTCTCATACGTTTTTCTTTCTTGATACGAGAACGCCAGCAGTTAAAAGCAATAGAATTAAAATATGAAAATGGGTTAAAACCTCTATCAAAGTTATACTTCTTATCTTTTAATGCATTAAACATATTGATAAGAGAGTCTCCAATAGCTTCCTCTTTAAATGTGTAGTTAATAAAGTTTGAAGCGTGTGCTAACCCATAAGCGATATTACGTATCATAAGTGCGAGGTTATCGCTCATTACGTTAGTCTCATAGTACTTTCTAAGTTCAGCAGTAAATTCAGCTGGACTTACATAGTAAATCTTTTTAGCTTTAGCAGATTCACTTAGCGGTTTCTTAGGCTTATCTGCTTTTGCTATTTTAGTTATTTTTACTGTAGACGGCACTTCAGGCTGTTTCGGTAATTGTTTTTTCGGTAATTTTGATTTTTTCAAGGGCATAAAATTCTTTTCGTTTGTCGTAGTGCTTAATACCATAAATTAAATCGTCAACAATATCAACCAGTGTCAATATGTCTTTGTTTTCGTGAACACGTAATCCACGACCGATAGACTGTAGAGTTTTAATTTTTGATTTACCGCCTGCAGCAAACACTATATAATGTATGTTTTTTATAGAAATGCCAGTAGAAAAGATCTTACTAATGGCAATACATACAACATTATTATGTTGTTCCATAATTTCTTGTACTTTGCGGCGTTCCTCTACCTCTACACTACCTTGTATAAAATATACCTGCTTACCTTCTATGGTAGAAAGCTCTTTATACAAATTATCACCATGGGCAATGTGATCTATAAGAATAAGGCAGTTATTTTTAAAGTTATTAGCTAAACGTTTAATTACTTTATTTCTAAACACACTATTATGTATATACTCTAATTCAAACAAGTATCTTTGAGAGGATGCAACAGATGTATAATCTGGTTTAAAGTCATATTCTAATTTAATAGCTAAACATTGTGCATTAGCAATATACTCTCCGCCTGCTGCTTCTCTTAACTCGGTTGTAGTTTTTTTAAAGATAACCGGTCCAAGTAATTTAATAATATTCCACTTGTCTATATCATTTTCTGGTAATGTACCGGTAAAACCAACACGTCTTAATGTAGGTACCTTGTCAAGTAGTTTACATACTTTATTACCTCTACGTAATTTGTGACACTCGTCTACTACTAATAGACCTACTTTGTTGAACCAACTAATATCTGAGTTTTTACTCTGTAAAATACCCATATTAGCAATAATAACCCGGGCATTAGGGTCAAGTTCAGTGTTGCCTGTCCATTTACTCACTATTTCCATTGGAAAGTTATAAGAAGTAAAATCTTTATAGGTTTGTGCAACTAAACCTAAATCTGGCACTACAATTAATATTTTTTCAGTAAGTTTAATTTCATGCAATGCAGCATACACAAAATTAGCAATAATTAATGTTTTACCACCACCTGTTGCTAATTCAATAATACCATGACCATTATCTAATGCATTACCTACTGCTGCTTGTTGATAATCTCTAAGCGTAAATTCATTAATTAAAGTTTTTGTATGTAAATCTGGTAATAATATGTGAATTTGCTTTAAAACATCTCTATAAGCTTGATCAATCTGTATATCAAAAGGTATATTCTGACTTTTAAGGTAATTTAAGACTTCCGGGACTAAACCAATACCAATATAACCGGAAGCCGTAATAGCGTATATACGCTGAGGTATAAATCTTGCATAACGATTAAAATGAGCACCAGGATTCTTAACACTAAAGTGTTCTTTTATGTTAGCAAGAAAGTCTGAGACTATTTTTACTTCCTTACGCTTCGGGTCGTATTGAAACTGAACTACCATTATGTTGTTTCAAGTTTTTGCAAATCTATTACGTTTTTGTAGTCGTACGTTAACGAGCCGGTTAGTTTTTCTACCTTTTCAAGATACTCTAAAATGACTTTTACTTGATCAATACAAGCGTTAATAGAAATAATTTCGTCATCGCTTGCAGCTAACTGCTCTTGACCTGCTTTAGATAGTACTACAGGTGCATTAACAGTTTTCGCTTTAATTTTTTGCTTCTTAGTATATTCCAGTTTGAGTAAAGTACTCTTATATTGAGTGGTTCTTGCAACCCATTTATGTTTAGTAATAGGAGCTAACATGGCTTTTTCTTTTATAGAGAGTTCATCCATCTTAATATCATTAGTGAGTTCAGATTGGAAGTCATTAATAATTTTTTCTACGTTGAGTAAGTCCATAATTCTTACTAAGTATATATTATAATTTTAATAAATCTACATGAAAAACTTTAATAAAGTGTATATTAAGCTTTTAGAAGATATGACATCTGGTAGTGTGTTTGGTGCTAATCAAGCTCAACCTGCGCAAGTTGGCAAATCTGGAGACTTTTATGCACCTGGAGATGCTCGTAATATCTGGGGTAATGTAGATACTAAAAGAAGTAAAAAGAAAAAGAAAAAAATGAACGGAGAGGCTGTTCCTCTAATCCGTAGAACATTTCCAGGCGGGATGTAAGTAGGTTGCATGGATTTAGGTCATTGGATAACTAATGAAAATTTTGATAGTAATAATTTACCTTACGGGTTTATATATCGTATTACTAACACCATCACTAATAGAATTTATTTCGGTAAAAAACAGATTAAAAGTGTTAAAAAACTTAAACCTCTCAAAGGAAGAAAAAATAAAAGACACTTTGACGTAGAAACAGACTGGAAGACATATACATCCTCTTCCAATGATGTTAATGAGGATATTAAAAAACTCGGTAAAGATAAATTTGCATTTGAAATATTGAGATTTTGCGAAAGTAAATTTGAATTAGCTTATTATGAAGCTAAAATACAATTTGATCATGATGTATTACTCAAAGAAGGTTATTATAACGGTATTATAAATTGCCGTATCGGTAGAGCGCCAGGTGCATTGTTAAAAAAGCTTGCATTAGAAGCAAATCACTCTACAATAACTAATAATGCAGGTACAACCGCTCAAATACAACCTATACCTAACTGATTTTACTCAAATTGAATCAGAGATATTACGTTTGTTTAAAGCCGAGTTACTAAAATATAATATTACAACGTACGACAGCTTACCAAAGCAAGACTATCTTAAGCTTGTACATTATTTTACACTTTCTACTCTCTTAAAAGAGTATGCAGAATTAAAAAACAAAAAGAATACTATATTTTGGATTGACAAAACAACCTGTAATACGGATATATTAATATTTCTTAAAGAAATAAAAAAATGCTTCCCAATACTACTTTATATTACCAGCAAACCATATAAAACAGCATTAAACGACAAAAACACCGCGGAATACACAGAAGTAACTACCGAGCTCAAGGAGTTTCGCTATTCCATTGATTATAGCAAGTATAGCTTCAACAAAATCAAACGGTTTTGCACTAAATTTGGATTAGAACCGCTACTTTCCGCATTCAAACCATGAACGGATTTCTCTCTATATATTATATAATATTAAGCGAGCGTCAGCGAGCGTTTAAAAGGTCTGACAAGACCGGAGACGAAGGAGCTATGCTCCTGAGTCCCAAAACCATTAACATATTACTATGTAGTATGTGGTGTACTCCTTAAACCGACGACACTTTATATTACTTTATTGCAAAAAAAAATCAAGTGATAATATGCAAAAAAGTGTAAATATGTTGTATATGGACGCTATTTTAAGCAAAGTTAAGTCAAAAAGCAGATTTTTAAAAGTTTTGGAAAACGCTTTAAAAGAAGACGGAACTACAGCTACTGCACCAACTAATGACCCTAATGTGGTACAGCAAACTGCTCAGCAAGCTGCAACCGCTCAACAAACTTCTGGTCAACAAAATGCGGCTGCAGTTACTGCAGCTAATAATGCTTTACTTGCTGCTATTAAAGCACATCCTGAACTAAACGGAGATGTATCTAAATTAAGCGATCCTACATTTATTCAAAATTTAACTAAAGCTAATACTTCAACAGCTTCTACAGCAGTAGCTCCTACTACATAATGAAAAAATTTGATTCAATTGCAAATAATGTGTTCCGTACACTACTTGAAGCAGATGTACCTGCACCAGCCCCTGCAGCGGGTGGAGCAGCTCAGCAACCGCCGGCAGCCGGTTTACCACAAGATGGTGGGCCAGTAAACGCACCAGCCCCTGTTACTACACCTGCTGATAAATCACCTGAACAGTTACAAGACTGGCAATCTCAATTATTAACTTTAGCGTGTAGAGCAATATTAAAGGTTGGCGGAGATAAATTAGATACAGATTTAATCGCTCTGTTTACTTCTGATATTACCGCTCAAAATAAGGACAGAATATTAGACGCTATTAAAGATTTAGCTGGAGACGAAGTTAAAACTTCAGTTTAAGTATCTATCAGCAAAGGCTTGATTGCGACCGGACATTTCCTTACCGTTTACATGGCGTATGTACTGAGCTCTAACTTCATTATCATTACCAGTAACTACTCCGTCTAAAAACTTCGGAAATTTACCTAACACACCATTAAAGGCAAAATCTACAAGCATTTCTTTTTTAGTGTTATCTAAGCGTTCCCACGCACCGTTTCCAAATTTATAATTGGTTATTTGTTTAGCTCTTTCTGCAGCTGTTTGTATATCTTTTTTAAGTAATTCTGTAGCTTGAGCATCGGTTAAACCGTTTGCAAAATGTTCTCCGGGGCGTAATTTATGCCCATATGCAATGGTATCAGTACCACCCTCTACGCTTTTATGAGGATGCCAAAGCCCATGCTTAAAACCAGCTTTAATTTTATTTTCTACGCTTTTTATATAATTTATAAAGTCTGGGGTTGTCTGAAATTGACTACCGTAGTATTGCTGATATGAAACCATAGCAGGCGGGGTAAAATGAATTGGTGGAGGAGGCAAATCCACAGCTTCAATCATATTTACTAATTTTTTAATACCAGGCATGTTAATATTTACATAATAAGTAAATAAATGTGTGGTTTTAAAATACAGAAATAAAAAATACAGCAGTGAAGACGTGCCGTTGTTCCTTTATTTTAAAAATGAATCAAGTAAAGAAGACTTTATTAATATACTTGTAAGCTACATTCCAAATACGTTTGTAAGGCTTGATTGTATAGAGTTTGCTATTGCTGGTAATACGGTTATTAAAGATAAAAGATCTGGATTATACATTAACTTGGAAACAATGGAAGAAAAGAAAGATATACAACGATACGTGTACAACTCTACAGATGAAAGCAATGCAGTTATATCTTCCCCACCAGATATAAGACCAGTTATATTAGAAGAATGGATTTGTAAACACACAAAAAACTTAATTTTAAGTTGAGTTTTTTATAACAGCC